GTTGCAGTCGCTGACTCTCTAGCCACGCAATACGACACGTTGGCGAACAATCCAATAGAAGCCACAAATGGTGAAATGTTTGTATGGATTCAAGACCCGGAAGCTTCAAGATTTCAGCCGGGAGACATTGTTGTTATTTCAGGGGCTACAGCTTTTGCTGGTCTGACCATAGGTGATTTAAATGGTGATTTCCTTGTTAGAGATATCGGAACAGGGGAATATAAAGTTTATGTAGGGGCGACAGCCAACGCAACGACATCAGGCGGGGGGGCTTCGGTTGTAAGGGCTTCTGGTCTTATTGAGGTGACAGACAATGCGCATGGTCAATTAGACGGTGACAGGGTAAAAATAGAAGGCGCTGCGGACACTGGTGGTATTTTAGCGGCTGGTATTAATAACGAATTCATCATAAGAAACGTCACAATAAATACGTTTGATGTAATGACACTAGGGTTGGCCACAAGCTCTGTCACAGCAGGCGGTGGGGCGTCAACAGAGTATTATCCTGAGATTCCTGACGGACTTGTAGACGAAACAAACGCTCAAGGTTATGGCGCCGGATTATACGGTATTGGTCTTTACGGGACGGCTTTAGTCAGTACGACTTCACGATCATATCCTAGAATATGGTTTGATGACCGCTACGGGGATACGATTGTTTTAACCCCTGGTAATCAGACAGGTTTATATCAGTGGTTGGCGGATAACGAAACCGCACCGGAGTTAATTGCCAATGCTCCAACAGCGATTAATTACCAATTCGTTTCTAATAATATTATTGTAACTCTCGGCGCAGGCGGGATTGAAAACCGTATTTTCGCCTCAGATCAAAACAACATAACAGTTTGGACGTCTTCATCAACAAATCAGGTCTATGATGATGACATTGAGGGCGCTGGAAAGTTGATTTCTCATTGCCCGGTAAAAGATTACAATCTTATATTTACTGAGTTTAAGACCTATAAATTCAGATATATTGGCCTTCCCTTGATTTGGGAGATAACACAGGTTGATGACAGTATAGGGTTAATTGCCCCGATGGCGAGGACCTCTGTTAAAGGTCAGGCTTTTTGGATGGGGCAGGAAAACTTTTATATGTTCCGTGGGGGGACGGTAGAAGTCATTCCAGCAAATTCTCAAGAGCAATGCACGGCCTTAAAATACGTGTTTGGAAATTTAAACTGGGGCCAGAAGTCAAAAATATTCGCCTGGTACAATAAGCAATTTAACGAGGTCTGGTTTCATTATCCAGACGCGGACAGCAATGAACCGAATAGGGTTGTAAGGGTTAATTTATTAACCTATGCATGGTGGATCGACACGATTGACAGAACGGCGGCAGAGTATCCGAGTGTTAAGCTGGTCAATCCCCGTTTAATTAACGTAGGAACTTTGTATCAGCATGAAATCGGAAGCGATGATGATGGGGAGCCGATGCCCTTCACGCTTCAGTCTAATAGAAGATACTACGAAAAACCAACAACGGTTTTAACTCGAACGATGCCCGACAGCAATCATGTGGGAACGATTAACTTTAACGCCAGAGGTTATTTATACCCCCAGTCTACAGCATTGACGTATGACCAAAATTACCCCGTAACACCAACAACAGAGTTTATTGAAACCCTTTTAAGTGCGCGTTTTTATGAATTTACTATTTCAGGTGATGAGTTGGGTCAAAGCTGGCAGATGGGGACCTGGCTAGAAGAGATTCAAAAAGGATCAAATGAATGAACGATTACCCTAATATTAATCCGAAATCACAATCAGACATCCTTGAGCTTCTTCAGACTATCCTTGAAGAAAGGCTTATCGACATCAAAGACTTCGACAATCTAAATAATCGCTTTATAGCAGGCCGTAAAACAGGTAGAATTCCATCAGGAGCCACCGATGTTACCCTTGCTGATAAAGTAGGGGACTTTAACATAGCCGATGATTCGGGAACTGTGTATTTATACGCACTTGTCGATATATCAGGCACAGCAGAATGGCGCAGAGTTGCGCTTTCAAGCTGGTAGGGGGCAACTATGGGATTTTTCGACTCACTGACAGGAAAACAGAAAACTAAGGTTCCGGCCTCTGGTTTCTATTCTCAGCCCCAAGCCTATCAGGACCTTTATAACTCTGCTTTAGGTCAGGCAAATAGTGTCCTTCCTCAATTAAGTGCCGATGCATTCACCCCATTAGCTCAAACTGCGGATGAAACGCAAGCTTTTGACCTTGCCCGTCAGGGTCTTGGAACAGAGCAGAATTTCAATAAAAACATATCCATGTTAATGAATCCGTATGATGAATATGTTATTAACGACCTTAACAGACAGGCACAGGGTAACAATTCTCTTGTAAACCAAGCCGCAACACAGGCTGGACAGCAAGGGTCTAACCGCTCTTTCCTTGGGACAAGTGATGTCGAGCAGAATCGCCTAAACTCAATCGGACAATTCCGCCAAAGCCAGTACAACAACGCTGTAAATCAAGCTCTCGGACCCTTGGCGGGGCTACAACAGCAGGATATTAGCAATCTTTTGGGTATAGGAACATTCCAAAGGGGCCTTGATTACGAGACAAACATGGCTCCTCTTAACTCTGCTAATGCTCAATTGGGTCTATTGAATAGCGTTCCAACGTCATTCGGTAATTTTGGCACGAAAGAGCAAACAATTAAAACGGGTGGTGGTTTGGGTGGTCTTTTAAGCGGTCCGGTTGGGCAGTTAGGCATGAGCTATCTGACTGGCGGTTTATCTGGATTGGGCGCGGGAACAGGCGCAGCTTTCGGGGGTTCTGGTCTAATGGGGGCCAACCAGGCGGCTGGCTCTTTGATGAGCTCTAGCCAAATGGGGCCATATCAGGGGTTTTTCTCAGATGAGCGACTTAAAGAAAATATTGAAAAGGTTGGCGAAGAGAACGGCTTTAACATTTATGAATTTAGCTATATTGGCGATAGCTCTCGTTTCCGTGGCGTTATGGCTCAGGAAGTCAAAGAAATAATGCCAGAGGCGGTATTTGAATCCGAAGGCTTCATGAGAGTGAATTACGACATGATTGGCGTAGAAATGAGGATTGTATAATGGCAAATCTCTTAAGCGCACTGTCGCAAATCGCACAGCAAGACCGTGACTACCGTCAAAACGAACATATGGGAAAAGTCTTTGCGGCCAATCCTGACTTCGGACAACAGCTTTATGGTGCGCAGGCGCAACAGGATCAATTACGTATTTTAAAGAATGAGGAAGCCAGAAAACAACAACAACGCTCAGCCTTGGCGGAGTTAGCGCAAGGTTTTCAAAATGGACCAATTGACCGTCAATCAGCACTTTTACAGATTGCCGCACAAACTGGCGATCCTGATTTTCTATCTAGTGCCTTTGGAATTGGCCAGAATACTCCAGCGCCTATTCAAATTGCCAATGAGATCGCCCGCCGCAGGGCTTCCGGAGACATCGAGGGCGCTCTTTTGCTTGAACAATCGGCCAAGCTTGGTGAAAAAGGCACATACACCGACCCTCAAACTGGTGAAGTTAGAGTTATACCTGGATTTGCCCCGGCTGTTGGAACTATTGCGGGGGCAAAAGCAGATGCCGCTAATATTAGTGACTTAACATACGACCCGACAACGGCAGGATTAGCTGAAGCTGAAAAGATTAGGGCGCAGCAACAAGGTGATAAAAATAAGAAATCAACACAAGCCACTGAGGTTGTAAACCTGGCCGATGAGGCTGAAACGTATCTTGATAAGGCTACAGGTAGCGGTCTTGGGTCTATAGTTGCAGGCGGTAAAAGGTTTATCGGCAAGAGTGATGAATCCACTCAGGCTAATGCGGCCCTTGAGGTTATCGGTGGTAAATTGGTTTCAAACATCCCACGAATGGAAGGTCCTCAGTCTGATAAAGATGTCCAGATGTACCGTGACATGGCTGGTCGAATTGCAGACCCGTCTGTCCCAGCCGATGATAAACGCGCAGCCCTTACTGTTTTGAGATCCTTGGCTGAAAAATACCAAAGCGCATCCCCATCAATTGACCCGCGCCGCCAGCGTCTTTTAGATCTTCGCGCCAAAAAGGGAGGCATATAATAGTCCTTTCAGTCAAAAACAATAACCCGGGGAACATGAGACCAGTAGGGTCAAGTGGTGGATTCCAGTCATTCTCCTCTCCGAATGAGGGGCTGGATGCAATGCGCCGTGACTTGCTTTTGAAAGTATCTGGTCAATCTAAGGCTATGCAGAATAACTTCGGTCCCGGATACGCCCCGACACTAGCTAATCTAATTCATACATGGGCTCCCCCTAGTGAGAATAACACAAAGGCATATGTTGATTTTGTTTCACGTGAAACGGGACTCCTCCCAGAGACTGTACTAGCGGAAGCTGATATTGAAAAAATTATGCCTGCTATGATTAAGCAAGAGGGCGGTCAAGACGCTTCCCAATATTTCGCACAAGGGGCGTTGACCCCTGAGGAAGAATTAGAACTACAGCAATTAGAGGCTGAATTTGGACAGAGCGCTCCTCAAGAAAATGCGCCGTTAACTCCTGAGGAAGAAGCTGAGCTTGCAACATTAGAGGCGGAGTTTAGTAAAAATCCAGAGGAAACCAAACAAACACTTTCTGATAATGTTGGCGCTGTTGGAAGATCCGCTTTAACACAAGGCAATATTTTCCTAGGGGGTCCGTTTTCTGATGAAGCTGTCCTTGCGCCATTGGCAACCTTAGGCACAACTGGATATAGGGCCGTTAAAGGACAAGGTGTTTCTCTTGATCAAATAAAGAAAGACTATTTATCAAATCTTTCTAATATTCAAGGCAGTTTGAAAAAAGACAGAGAAACCGCCCCTATAGGCACTATTCTAGGAGAAATAGGCGGGTCTGTGGCGACTGGTGGCGCGGCAGCAAAGGCGGTGTCTGCGCTTATGCCGGGGGCGTCATCGGCTCTCGCTTCTCTTGCAACACAGGCCCCTATTAGAACTGGTGCGGCCATAGGAGCCGGGACAGGCGGGGTTTATGGATTTGGGTCTGGTGAGGGCGGATTAGGCAACAGATTGGAATCTGCTGGCGTTGGTGCTTTAACCGGAGGCGCTGGTGGTGCAATAGGTTCGGCTATTGGATCTAAAATAGGAAAGTCGGCAAAAGTCGCAGATTTAACCTCTGACGATCTTAGAAAGCAGGCCGGACAGTTTTACAAAAAGGCTTCTTCTTTGGGGGGCGTAATTAAGCCGGATATTACAGATAATTTCCTAGACGATATTGCCTTGCAAGTTAACCCACAAACCACGGCGGGGAAGATTCTTGCTGGAGAAAGTCCGGTTACCAAGATCACGGAAAGGCTGGAAAGTCTGCGGGGACGTCCCATTAGCCTGGATGAGGCGCAGGAAATTGACGAATTTTTAGGCGATGCTATTGACGATTTTATAGAAAATGGATCTGTTAAAAAGCAGGGTTTAAAGCTCATTAAAGTCCAGCAGGCATTGAGAGACAGCATAGAAAACGCAGGACCCAATGACATTATGGGCGGCAAAGATGGATTTGACGCGCTTAAAGAAGGCCGTAAACTATGGTCAAGAGCCGCTAAACTAAGGGATGTTGAGAAGGTAATTACTCGTGCCGAATTCATGGACCAGCCTGCAAATGCCATTAAATCCGGCTTCCGTACTTTGATGAATAACCCTAAAAAATGGAAGTCTTATAGTGAGCCTGAGAGAAAAGCCATTAGAGAGGCCGCTAAAAGCGGTGTAGTTGGTGAGGTTTTACGTACAGCAGCAAGCAGACTTGTCCCTATTATAGCCACGGGATCTGGGGGTGGGCTTGGTGGTGGAGCAGCAGC